TTGAGTCTCACCGGTCAGGAAAGGGTGTGTCAACACATCCTCGAATGTGGGAACACTCTTGCTAACTTCGAGTAGCCATTTACGTTCACCGCTTCGTTTTACAGAGTCTTTTAATCCACCACCTTCATTTCTCATCGAAATACGACCCATCGTCGTGTACGGACCATTGAAAGTGAGGAAGTCTGTATTCGGTATGATTTTCTTTATGAAATTGTGAATGAGACGTTCTTCTCGGTCTTGTGGATGACGCACCTTCGCGAAGATGGTATACAGGAATAAGTGAAGATCATACAAGGGGTGTGCCGGTCCCTTGTCCGGAATACCTACATGTTTGTACCCACCATTTTTTAGTGTAGGGTTTGTCATACGAGGAAAATGGGAGAGTCCGAAATCAATCATCACAGCATCCACACCACCATTGGGACTGGTGTAGGTCTTATTTCCAACTTTCCAAGAAAATGGAACCTTGAGATCTTTACTCACTATGACATTTCCACCATGTAAATCTTGGTGACGAAAACCGGGAATATCCTGACCAATCTGATACAGGTTATACACGACTTGTGTGATAACGGACTTTATCGCCTCGAGTGACGGTTCAGTTTGCCACCATTTATTGAATTCGACACCTTCCAAACGCTCCATATAAAGAATATTCATCTTCTCATCTTCACACTTCTTATAAAGATACATCTTGGGAACTGCATACTTTTTCAACTTTTGCGCAACTTTAAATTCAAAATCGGAGGTACCTTCAGAATTCAGGGATGTGTCAATCTCTTTGTACGCGACGTATCGACGACCATTATCATTGATACTTCCGCGGTACACTTTACCATACATACCCTGTCCAAGTGGCGTACCCTTACCAGGTCTAAGTTTCTCACTACTCCCATGATACGGAACTTTGAGATACTTACTCGGCATACACGCCTTCTTACCCCTGAGTAATTTTTTCAAGTTACTCTCAATATTAGACATACTTACTTGTTGTTAAGAAGTTATTTTCAACTTAACAAGAAGGGAAATTAAATCAAGTCCGTAGGACTTGGGAATTGTAAACTTACTGATCATCAATCTCCTCATCTTCAATCTCGTCAACCTCCTCCTCTTCCGCATCGGGAAGGTCGAGACCCTGAAACGCGAAAGAAGGGAGCTTGGCGGACTGCTCGAAGAGAGCCTGTTGGAGACGGATCGTGACACCGAACTTGTTGTCGATGAACCAGATCTGGTTGAGGTCGATGATGGCCATCGCCTTCTGACCCTTCTCGATGCTATCGAGAGTGACCATCTGCTTATTCATGTTGTAGCACTCGGGAACGAAAGACCCGTCAGACTTGGTCAGAATCTTAAGCTTCATGGTAGAAGGGTACTGCTCCTTACCGGGTCGAACGATCGGCTTGTAGAGTGCCTCCTTGAGAACCGCGACATTGAACTCTTTGCCGAGCCACTCCTTCGAGTTGGCTGCGACGGTGTTGACAATCTTATCGTCAAGTTCCTTGAGCTTGTTATGAAGCGCCATCGCTTCCTCATTATCAGGGTCAAAAGAGAGATCAAGTGAGTACGAAGTACGCCCGGTTGCCTCGTCCGTATAAGCGCTCAGGCCATAAGGAGAGCGCAGGAAAGGAAGTTGAACATATAGCTTTTTGTTGTCACCCGCGTTGAGGTAGACGGCTTTACCGCCATTCTTGTTCTTGCGAAGTTTCGAAAACTGCACGTTGGCAGGAGAGAAGTCGGAGGATTGCTGGATAGTGAGAGACATTGTTGGTTGGTTATATCTTTACTAGTTGACTTGACTTTAAGTAAGTTTTTTTGTTGACATATATCATAATAGAACATGGGTCTCTTTAAAGACTGTGGATGTGGATGTAACGGTAAGAAACAGGAGGAAAAGTTCATCATTTCGATCATTTCGGCACTCACGTTTTTCGTGGTTGCCAATCCTATGACCTTTAGGTTTGTCAGGGGGATTCTTGGATCGCGTATCGCGTCCCCTAATGGATGTCCAACAACGTTTGGTCTAGTTGTACACGCTATCGTATTCATGTTCATCGTGTGGGGCATGATGAACATAAAGAAGGAAAAACCTTCGTGTCCTAATGCGACTAAGAAAGTGAAGAAGGGTACGAAAACAGTCGTACCAATGGCAGAAGCTCCCGACCCGATGCCCGGTTTCAAGGAAGATAAGATACCCGAAAAGGTTGACACGGGTAAGGTCCTTGAGCCATTTGAGATTGGTGTCGATGGTGGGTTATTCAATTAAAAATCTTCGTCGAACGCGATGTTTTCAGAATCATCGTCTAATTTTCCATAATCACCTACACGTTTCTCGAAAAAGTTTGTCTTACCATCCAGTGAAATGTTCTCCATAAAATCAAAAGGATTTTTGGAGTTCCAGATGGGAGGCTGTCCAATTTGTTTCAAGAGACGATCGGAAACATATTCGATGTATTCAGACATTTTATCCGAATTCATACCTATGAGATTACATGGGAGTGCATCAATGATGAATCCCTTTTCAATTTCAACCGCTTCTTTGACGATTGAGTGAATGACTTCTGTCGAGGGTTTGTTACGGAGAAGTTTGAAGAGTTCGACGGCAAACTCCTGATGAAGCCCTTCATCTCGAGAGATGAGCTCATTACTAAAACAGAGACCGGGCATAAGTCCTCTTTTCTTAAGCCAAAAGATGGCACAAAAACTTCCAGAAAAGAAGATACCCTCGACACAGGCGAAGGCGAATAGACGTTCAGCGAATGGGCGGGTCTTGTCAAACCACTTCATGGCCCACTGAGCTTTGTTTTGAATACAGGGAATAGTTTGAATAGCTTCAAAGAGTTGTTTCTTTTCAGGTGAATCCTTAATGTATTTATCAATGAGTTTAGAGTACGTCTCACCATGAACCATCTCATTATGAGACTGATACGCATAGAACGACCGAGCTTCTGAGATTTGCACCTCGTCGGCAAAGTTGTTGTTGATATTTTCAAAAACGATACCGTCGGAACCAGCAAAAAACGCGAGAATGTATTTGATAAATTTTTGTTCGTTATCGTTTAGGGTTTTCCAGTCTTCCATATCCTTAGAGAAATCCACTTCTTCTGCAGTCCAGTTGGACATCTGAGCCTTCTTGTAAAGTTCCCAGAGGTGGGGATACTTCAGGGGGAACACTGTAAACCGATTTAACGTGGGGGAAAGGATAGGTTCATATTCTTCTTCTATATAGTCTTGAAAATCAAAGTATGTTCCGACGTGACGTCCATCAATATATATTTGAGGATAGGTTGTCGCTCCTGAACCACACACTTTCTTGAGTTCTTCTTTGTCTACTACAATCTTCTCATACTCAAGACCCTCTGTTTCACATAGGGTTACTGCATGGTCGCAGTATTGGCATCCATCCTTCGAATAAATATTAACTTTCATCTGTGATATTATCCCTGATTATTTTTTGTTCGAAAACTCTAAGCATGATTGTGCCCTCTGAAATAATTCAGGATGATATAGTGAAAGTTTTAGTAAACGAAGATGGTATCGAGGATGAGATGCTCGCAATTGTCGCGATGAACACTGGTAGAACATTGGGTCTTCACTACTTAAGTCCCACTGAGTCTATATATAAATCCGCCTGTGTATATAAAGTTGACAGTGACGAAATGTGTCCCGCTCCTTATGATAGTCTCATGGAACATTACCCCTCTGGAACGACATTTGAAGACTTAGAACTAAAGCGGGTTCGTAAGGACCCGGATATGTACGCGTTTTACTCCGAAATAGATCCAGAAGAGAGTGACAGTGACGTCCACGAGATGCCACTCGAAAGTGATACAGATTCTGAAATGATGGATTTCGTTGTTCCTGATTCAGAAGTAGATGGTCAAAACATCATGCCACCGGATTATGCAGCTGTCGATAAGGAATGGAATGAATGGAAACCATCTTCCTTAGGTGCTCGTAGTTTCAAAGAAACGGTTGATATGATTGAAACTCGCGTCAGACGCCTAAGTCAATGATGCGTTTTTACAAAAATAAATAAAAGATTGATCAGAACAAAACAATGCTGGCAACTATATGGTCTGACATAGACAAACTCCTACAACAAACTACTGAAGAAAAGCCGGTGAATATTAATTTGTGTCGTGAATGTGCGGGTGTAAAAATTTTTTCACCTGAGGGGTTACCGACGTGTTCAGATTGTGGACTCGTCGAAGATCGTTACGTAGACGATACCGCTGAATGGACGAGTGGAATGAACGATGATGGTAAAGTGAACGATCCTTCGAGGTGTGGAAATCCAAACTCAAACCCTGAATTATTTTCGCAAAATTGGGGAAAAGGAACAATCATCTCAACACAGCATTCGTCAACATATGAAAATAAGCGAATGGCGAAGATTAATTTTCATATGTCTATGAATCACAAGGATCGATCACTTTTTCATGCATATCGTGACATAGATGAAGCGTGTCATACACTACCAGAAGTGGTTCTCAAGGACGCGAAGATGATGTACCGAAAATTCAACGAAGAAAAATTGACACGGGGTGCTGTGCGTTTGGGTATCAAAGCGAATTGTGTATTGTATGCGTGCCGCCTCGCGAAGCATCCGCGTACAACAAAGGAAATTGCTGATATGTTCGGTATCCAATCAAAAGATGTGAGTCGAACGACTCAGATTTTTAAAGATACCATCATGGGTATGACGGAAAAGAATTATGTTACAAAAGCATTCGATGTGATGAACCGACTTTTGAATTCATTCGAAGTGACGAAAGAGGAAAGACTAAAGTGTATTCAGTTGTGTAAGACGACGGATGACTGCGCTGAACTTATGAGTAAAACGCCGAACAGTGTAGCATCGGCTATTATTTATATCGTCATGGGGACGAACGTAAAGAAAACCGAGTTATGTGAGAAGTGTAACATATCTGTTCCTACGCTCAACAAGATTGAGAATCTCATTAAAAAGCACTTAGAGCTTAAAGTATAGTAATAGAATATGGTGAAGTTGTTTTTAGCCACACCTTGTTACGGTGGATTATGTTTAGAGAAATATATGAGTAGCATTATAAAACTTCAGATCCTTTTAATAAAAGAAGGTATTCAGTTATTTTTAGACACAACAGAAAATGAATCTCTCGTACACCGTGCACGTAATGTTTCTGTAGGACGTTTTATGCAAAAAACTGATTGCGAATATTTCATGTTTATCGATGCAGATATACACTTTGACCCTGCTGCAGTTGTACGCCTTGTCAAATCTAATCACGATCTCTCCGTCGCATGTTATCCCAAAAAGGTTGTTATGTGGGATCAGGCGGCTGATGCGGTTAGGAGAGGTGACGAACGTGACATGTCAATGCTTTCATCGAGTCTCGTAATTAACTTTGGGGCACACAATAGACCCGTCGTAGATGGTTTTATTGAAATTCTTGATGGACCAACTGGATTTATGGTGATTAAACGCTCAGTCTTCAAGACACTCGAAGAAAAGTTTCCGGAACTTTGGTGTAAAAATGATCACCAGAATAGAGACTTTAATGAATATCATGCATGCTTTGATTGTATGATTGATCCCACAAGCCGTCGGTATCTTTCTGAAGATTACGCATTTTGTCGCCGTTGGCAACAAACCGGTGGTAAAATTTATGCTGACGTGAACACAACATTAGGTCATATTGGTAATCTTCCATTTAGTGGTTGTCTAAATGAAAGGCTTAAGGTTTAGGAAAGAATCACAAGTAGATGAATATTGTGACGGTATTGGTTACTCGATCTAAGTCGTGTCACGTCAAGACACTTCATTCCGTATTAAAGCTGAATATTAGATGTATCCATAAAAATATTAGTAATGAGATTGTATACGTAGACGATGATCCATACAAAAAAGCTGACGTGGTGCAGAAATGTATGAAGAAGTGTGATCGTATCATATTTATTGATTTTGGAATCGGTGTAGATGATGCTTCTCTTGATCAGTGTTTCGAAAAACATGATGGTATAGGTTGTCTTGTCTTTCCAGGTGTGAAAGAGGGTGTTGATTGGGACATGTTCAAACAGAAAATAAATGATGGTGTCGATGAACCTGTCACACAAATGGGACTTCACTTTGATACCGATGTCAATAAGAAGGTTGGTAAAGATATTTATCAAGTTACGAATACGAATGCACGTGCATGGATGATGAACGTAAAAAATGTTTTAAAAACACTCCATAAACATAAAGATCAAAAGATAGGTCCGAAGATGT